CTTCTTCAAAAACTTGATCTCACCGCAGACAAACTTCAAGAACTTACAATAGAAATAAAAACATTAAATGCCCGTCAAGGGGATAATCTTAGACACACTACTAGTATGAGTGATGAATTTAAAATTCTTCATACTAGAATTGGTGATCTCTATGATAAACACTTGATAATGCAAAAAGAAATAGAAGCGCGTCTTGACCGTTTAGATCAATATAAATCTAAACTAATGGGCATGATTATTGTAGTAGGAGGCGTTGTCGGTACGATAGTAGCTACAGCAATAAGTGTATTTTTAAAGGATTAAAATGCAAACATTTCAAGAATACCTTGATGCGAAACTTGAGGCCCTTAAGAAAAAAATAGTATTTAGGGGTGGTAAAAAATTGGTTTTAAAAAAAACCGATAAAAAAGGATTCAAAGTTGTAGATGGAAAAGAAGTAAAAATGTCTCCCAAAGAGATAAAGAATAGAAAACTTGCAGCTAAGAAATCAGCTAAGAAAAGGAAGGCAACTTCCGCACAGGCAGTGAAAAAAAGGATGAAGAGTATGAAGAAAAGAAAGGCAGCTGGACAATGAAAACATTTACGCGTTTCAAAGAATCAAAACTAGATGATAGACTTGACAAAATCGTTAGTAACGAAATCAAGAAACGGAAACTCGCAAAATTTCCAGTTAATGCTACTGATGACATCAAAATGAGAATGAAACCTAACAAACCGGCATTCAAATTTCCTTCACCAAATAGTGATATGATGATTCATGTGTTTCTTAGAAAGATGACTCCGCCATCAAAAAAAGGAACTATGGCATTTAATTATCAGTTAGAGGATAAATGAAATCTTTTGTACAACATCTAAAGGAATTTGCTATAAAGAGTACATCAACCCTTGTGTTTGAAGTTGGAAGTCAAGGACAGGGCTCTTCAGCATTAAAGATTCCTATCTCCGGCCCTATGTTCAAAAGAATATGGCCAGATACGATTCGTGCAACAGTTTTTCATGTATTGGATGCAGAAGATATATATGATTTAAAAAAACTTGAAGGAAAAAAGAAATCTATTTCAGCATTTTTCTCAATGATGGCTAAGCAGATGGAAAGTGGTATAGCTGGAGGGGGAGGCGTTGTTGCAGAACTGGAGGCCGATGTACTTGTTTCTGCCAGAGATGATATAATGAGTCAAGTAGATAAAGCGGGCAGAAGGTGGGTTGAAATGTCTTGGTTTGAAAATGCAGCAGGTAGAGGTGATGGCGCAGGATTCCAAGCAGTAGAGCGTGAACTTAACGTATTAATAAGGGATCTTGTACTAAAACATCTTGAACCAATATTGGGAGATAAAGCCCGAACTGAACAAGAATTTTATCTTTGGGCTGACATGAAAAGACATCTAAAAGATAGCAAAAAATTAAATTTGGTAATAAAAGATTATTTTGATGGAGTAGAAAAGATTATCAAAAAGAATAAAGAAGTAATGGGTAGTATATTTTATAGTTATGCCAAATCAAAAAGACAGACAGAAAATTCATGGGATGAACAAATAGTCAATAATATTAAGATTAAAAAACTTCATTGGATACCAAAAGATGAAGAAATTGAAGCTGAAGAACAACAAGAAAATATAGATGCATTTGTTGAAAAATACAGTAGTATATCAGCAAAGAGATGGGATTATTCTTCGGAGTTAGAAATTTATACAAGACAAGTTGTTGCAAAAGAGATTGGGAGGACAATATGAAAACTTTTAAAAAATATGTTGCTGAAAGAGGGCAAATGAGTACACCACAGAAAGTGACTCAAATGAATTTCTATTGGAAAGACCTTGATCACTTAGCCTCAGATGAAATGAAAAAGAAAAAAATGGCGATGAAATTTGGCATCAAAAACATTAAACTTGATCCAAGAGGAAAAATCTTATCGTTTGAATCAGTTGGAAGAGATTACAGAAAAGAATACGACAATTATCATGCTCAACCAGAACAAAGAGAACGTAATGCAGCTCGTAAAAGAGCTCGTAGGCAGATGGAGAAGGCAGGTAAAGTAGAAAAATTTGATAAGATGGATGTTCATCATAAAGATAATAATCCTCTAAACAACGAAGAAGATAATCTTGCTGTAACTACTCAAAATTGGAATAGAACAGAGCCGAGGTTAAGAAAAAGAAAATGAAAGAAGAAGAATTAATATCTAAACTAGTATTGATATCTTTCACTTGTTTATGGTTCATAGTTTTATTTACATTTGGATTACTTGTATATCAATCGGTATCACATACAAACCAGATTGAAGAACTTATAAGATCTATAGAATTTTTTAAAGCAATTAAATGATATCCTTTACTGAAAAAGCCGCCAATAAAGTGTTGAGTATCATGAACGAACAAAAAGTAACTGATGATACTAGAGTAAGAGTTGGTGTTAAAGGTGGTGGTTGTTCTGGTTTTACTTACACGGTAGATTTTGATAGTAGAAAGAGTAAGTTTGATTTAGAGTTTGAATCGTTTGGCCTTAGTGTTTTGGTGGATAAGAAAAGTCATTTATACATTAAGGATACAGAAATTGATTGGTCAAATGACTTGAATGATCGCGGATTAAAATTTAATAACCCTTCAGCAAAAGGTTCATGTGGCTGTAGGACTTCTTTCATGTACGAACACACGGAACAAACGAATGACACTAAACCAAGCTGGATGTGAAGTAAAGATAACAGAACAAGCAGCAAAAGAATTCAGAAGTATGTGTAGGGATGCAAATAAAATATTTGAAACTTCCTATTTAAGAGTTGGTGCAAATTCTGGTGGTTGTTCTGGATGGAAATATAGTTTAGATTTTGATGATAATATTGAGTCTACAGACTTGACATTTGAGCAATATGATGTTATAATAGTAGTAGACAATGAAATATTAAATGATGTAATTGGCGATGTTGAAGTTGATTATAAAAGGGGAAATTTAATAGAACAAGGATTTATATTTAAAAGACTTAAATATGATCATGTCTGTGGATGTGGTGAAAGTTTTACACCGATAAAGGATATTCCTGCAGACGGTAAACAACAATTAGGATGGAAATAATATGGCATATTCAGAGAAAGTAATAGAACATTATGAAAGACCGCGCAATGTTGGTAGTTTGGATAGTGGGGATAAGTCTGTCGGTACTGGTCTTGTTGGTGCTCCAGAATGTGGAGATGTAATGAAACTCCAAATAAAAGTAGGTGATGATGGAACGATTGTTGACGCCAAATTTAAAACTTTTGGTTGTGGAAGTGCAATTGCAAGTTCTTCTTTGGCAACTGAATGGGTTAAGGATAAATCTATTGATGAAGCTATGGGGCTAGATAATACACAGATAGTTAAAGAACTTTCTCTTCCCCCTGTCAAAATTCATTGCTCTGTTTTGGCGGAAGATGCTATTAAGGCAGCGATCACAGATTATAGAAATAAAAATGGAATAGTTAGATGAAAAACTTTAGAGAATTTATAACAGAAGAAGTAGCAAAAGAAACACAAGAGTACACAGAACTTTTGGTCGATGAAGTATATTCTCGTTATATAGATGATCATGACAAAAATTCAATAGAATGTGTAGGTTGGATGGATGGTACTGAAAATTCACTTATAAGGTTTCAAAAAATATATGAATCTGGAATTGATAATAACGATTCAATTTTAGATGTCGGTTGTGGAGTAGCACATCTTCATACCTTTTTGTCAAATCAAGGATGGTCTGGCAAATATCTTGGATTTGACCCAAATAAAAAAGCAATTGATTTAGTAGATGAAAGTATCAATGTGATGGAAGGTACTATAGAAGATTTGGGTGAATTAGCCGAATGGAACAAATTTGATTGGGCTATTTCAAATGGTGTTTTCAATTTAGGATTGAAAGAAGAACACACATTTTGGATTATTGAAAATATGATATCTCATGCCAATAAAGGGATTGTATTCAATATGTTACACGCACCGTATAAAGATCCAAACTATCAAGCATATTATCCAGAACAAATAAAACATAAATTAAGTAGATTTGATCACAGCAAAATAGAAATTGTTGAAGATTACATGGAAGATGATGCAGAATTTACAGTATATTTCTATAAAAGATAAGGATATATGGAGAAAAAATTTAAACACTATCTAGTAGAATTTGATTCCCCCAAAATATATTGTGATATGGATGGAGTATTAGCAGATTTTGAGAAAGGTGTGGCCGATATGATTGGTGGAAAGTTTAATGATAAGAGATGGCCTGAATTGCCTCTGGATTTTTTTCATCGGTTAGAACCAATGCCAGATGCTAAAAAATTATGGGGATTTATAGGAAAATATGAACCATTTATTTTGACCGCAGCTCCAAGTAGTAAAAGAGGGGAAATTTCTTTACAAGCCGCAGAAGATAAAATAAAATGGATGAAAAGGTGGTTTGGTGTTTCAACAAACCAAATATACCCTGTTATGAGAAAAGATAAATCAAAGTTCGCTATGGATGGCCGAGATGGTAGACCTAATTTACTCATTGATGATCATTTAGGTAATATTCAAGAATTTATAAATGCACGGGGAATTGGAGTCCATCATAAAAGTGCCAGTAATACTATTAAACAACTTAAAGAAATTGGTTATAAATGAGGTATGAATGAACGAATTATTTAATACTTCTGAAATGATAATGTTAGGATTAGTCCTATTCTCTTCATTTTGGATATTTCTATTTAATTATAGATTAGATCACAAAGAAAAGTATAATGGTCATTGGCCTTTAATCGCACTTGATCTGCTTATTAATATGGGTATGTCGGTAACTGGATACATGTTAATTTTAATTGTATTCACTTATGTCAAAGAACTGTCAGCCTATGCATCTTATCACTACCCCATTGGATATCTTTTTGGACTCACCTCTAATATAAGTATTCCAATTGTTCTCAAGTGGTTCGGCGAACAGATAACTAAAAAATTGAATGAAGTAGGGAAAGGAAAATAGATTATGGCTGAAAAAGAAAAGGTCGTTGCAAATGGCAAAGACCAAAAAATACTACAACATGATATTGAAGAACTAGACAAAAAGATTGAAGATGTCGTACAACTGGAACTTGCAGAAAAAGATCAAATAGTTGCAAGTAAATCATTTATCTATGTTATTATTGCACTTCTAATATACTTAATCTTTATGGTTATACCAGATATAGATGAAAAAGTTACATATATGGAAAAGGATCTCAATTCTATTCTAGTTCAATCAGAACGATACAAAAAATCGACTAGAGTATTTACTAAAGATAATCAATGTGCAAGCTGTCATTTGAGTCCAGACTATCTACTTCACAACCTCTTAAAGAAATATCCAAGTTTTTCTGATGTCAAATCCTTTATGGCGGTTGGACATCAACGATATTATACTATGGCGACACCAATGCCTGATGAAGAATTACTAGAAGTATATCGGGCGCTACAATGATATTTGCATCAAAAGCTTTTGTTTGTTTGGCATGGATATTCTGGATAATGATTATAGATAATTCTGCCATTGGTAAAGATAATACATCTATGCCGATGATGGATCATAGTAAGATGACTTTATCTGAAGTGGAAAAAGTTAAAAAAATGGTGGTAGTACGAGATAGTTATATTAAAAAACCAGAATACAATCCAACATTCGGTTCCACATACCAAAGAGTAAAAACAAGGGGAAAAGTTATTTGTGGTACGAATAAAGACTTTTTAGGTTTCTCAGTACTACAAGGAGAGGCTGTAGGATTTGATGTTGATATTTGTCGTACAGTAGCTGCAGCAGTATTCGGTGATTCAAAAGCAATTGAATTCATTGCAACAAATGGAAAGACACGATTTGAATTCTTAATAGATGGAACTATTGATGTACTTTCTGCGGCAACTACTTATACCTTTACCCGAAATGTAATTAAGAAACTTGAGTTTCTGCCAACAACATATTATGATGGTCAGGGATTCATTGTAAGAAAAACACTTGGTGTATCTTCTGCTAAACAACTAGAGGGTGCAAAGATTTGTTTCAGTAGTACTGGAACTGGTGCGAAAAATATTGCAGATTTCTTTGCAAAACATGAAATAAATTATATTCCTATTCCTGTACCACCAGACAAGAATGCTAAAAATGTATATCTGGCTGGTGATTGTGATATGTATGGTACAGATATGTCTGGTCTTGCATCTAACAGATTGGGATTCAAAGACCCCGATAGACACATGATACTTCCAGAACTTATCTCCAAAGAACCATTGGGGCCTGTTGTAAAGTATGGAGATCAACAATGGTCTGACATAGTAAGATGGTCAGTATTTGTTCTATTCATTGCAGAAGAAATGGGTATCAACTCAAAGAATATAGATTCATTTATAGAGAACATAGACCCAAACATTCAACGATTTATGGGCGAAAAGAATGGAAAAGACCATCCCAATCTTGGAGCTAAATTGGGATTGGATGCAACTTGGTCATACGATATTATTAAACAGGTCGGAAATTACAAAGAGATATATGATCGCAATATTACAGAAATATTGGGACTAAAACGAGGACTGAACCAACTTTATAGTCATGGAGGACTTCTGTACGCACCACCATTAAAGTAGGAGGTGTAGTGTGGATAAAATTAATCAATTTTCAAAAGTACCAGAAAATAGAACAGCAGTAGATAATATTCTGCGAGTCAATCACGGCAATCAAATGAGATTGAACTTGATGGCGGATGCAAAAGCCAATATCATGATTACTGTTGCATCAATTGTATTTTCAATAACTATTGCAAATTTAGATAATGAAGTGATGAGATGGCCACTTCTGACATTTGCATTTGGTTGTTTTTTTGCACTACTCTTTGCAATATTTGCAATCATACCAAAAACAGATTATCCAAAAGATGGAACAGGAGATATAGATAGAAAATCTCCACTATTCAATCCTTTGTTTTTCGGACACTTTGCACATCTTCCAATAGAAGAGTATAAGGAAGATTATGCAGAAACTTTAATGTCCGATGATTCTGTATATGATGCCATGGCCGGTGACATATATGGACAAGGTAAAGTTCTTGCACTTAGAAAATATAAATTCCTCAAGTGGGCATACATGAGTTTTCTTTTAGGGATGATATGTGCAATTATAGTATTTGTTTTGCAGGGCCCTTTCGGAGATGTTGTTTTAGATGGTGCATCAAATATACTTGATGTAATCATAGGTGAATTGAAATTTACTTTGGATGGAATGAAATATTTGTTGTGTCAATCTTCTACAGTATGTAGAACACTTTAAATATGGGAAAACGAAATGGTAACATATTCACATTTGTCAATGATTGCGTTTGTGATATTAGGTTTGTCTATGGTAAGGATAATGATAAATTACAGTTCATTATTGGCTAAAAATTACAATGATAATCCAGATGATGATGTTGTATTTTACTGGCCACATACGGCAATAAGTTTTATAACTTTTTTTACTATTATACTATTTTGGTGGACATCTTATCCGTTGAGAGATTTGGCTTATTTTCCAAATGAAGGATGGAACTTATTTTCATTTCTATTATATCTGACAGTACCATTTATATTTTTTATGGTTACTGAAGTGGTAGCCCCACAACCTGAATCGTATAAAGACACAGATGTTAATTTGTGTGAATACTATTACGATAACCATAAAGTTATATTAGGATTGGCATGGATGTTACAGGTTTGTCTTCTCGCAAATCTTTTTGTATTTTTTCAAGGAGAAGTAGCATCACTCAAGGTAGTCGGTAGAGTCATTATGTTATGTGTCATGACTCCGATGGTGTTTAGTAGCAATAAAAGAATACATGAAATTGGTATGGGTATATTCTTAGCAGGATTCATTTATACTATTTTGAAATATCACATTTACCCTGTAATATGATGAATAAAATAATACATGAACATTGGAGAGATTGGGCAGCATTAGTTTATTTGTTTCTCTGTGTAGTAGACTTCTTCATTGCTCCTTTGATGTGGAACATAGGTATGACAATGATGAGTGATGAAGTAAAAATGAACACTAGTAGATGGGTTCCTCTTACATTACAGGGGGGTGCCATGCTACATTTGAGTTTTGGAGCAATATTAGGTGCAACATCTTGGAATAAACATAAAGAAATTACTAATGGGAATGGCGATAAGCCTGATTCTCAATAGTTGTGCAAAGAACGTAGCAGACAAAAATAATGATTTGGGAAGTGGTGATAAGTCAAATCTACCA